TGCAGTCGCTCAAGCGCGCGACCCGTGGCGAGTGGAGGTTCCCGGCGAAGCTCACGATTGACATCGGGCGTGAGAGCGCGGCGAACCTAAACGAAAACCGCCAGGGTGCGAAGTCGCTGCAGGAGATCGCAGCCGAGGAAGGCACGGACGCTTTCGGTCGTCTTGAGCAGATCGCCATTGAGGCGTCGTTCGTGTCTGAGTTGGCGAAGACGTACAACGTGCCAGAGACGGCAATTCGCCTAGTCACTAACGCGCTCCCCAGCACTCCGGCAGCGGCTGCGGCTGTTGGCGAAAAGGCCGGAGCAGACGCGGCAGCGGCACAGGTGGCGTCGTCCGCACCGACCGAAACCCCGCCGCCCGCCGATGAGCAGCTCGACGACTCGCGCATCGTGATTGACTTCGCAGAGGACGGGTACGTTCCGAACGCGGCGATGGTGGCCAACGCGAAACGTGCGCTGGAGGTGCGCGACTCAAAGCCAGCCAGTCAGCGCGGCATGACTTCGGTCGGCATCGCCCGCGCCCGTGACATCATCAACAAGCGTGCGCTGTCCGAAGATACCGTGCGCCGGATGAAGGCATACTTTGACCGCCACGAAGTCGATAAGCAGGGCGAGACGTGGGACGAGCAGGGCAAGGGCTGGCAGGCGTGGAACGGATGGGGCGGTGATGCTGGGCAGACGTGGGCCAACGCCATCGTTGAACGGCTCAACCGCCGCGAGAACAGCGCAGGCACGGAGCGTGTAGAACTGCGCTCGCCCGTCGAGGCCGAGTTTGCGCAACGCAAGCTGAACAGCGCCGATTGGCTCGCCTCGCTCGCGAACTACGCCAAGCAATCCACGGAGCCGAAAGCCTGATCATGGACACGCAACAGCAGATTGATCATCTGATCGCGCTGGCCATTGAGCAGCGCGGCGAACTGGCCCGACTCGATGCGGTGATTCCGTCGCTGCGCAAGCAACTCCGCGACGAGGTGGAACTAGCAATGGAGACGGTCGAGCCGACGCTACGCGGCGACCTCTCGGCGTTCTGCGAGCAGACAGCAGAACAGCAGATCGCAGTTTTGCGCAGTTCGATTCCGACCACGCCCGAGAACATCCGCTCTGCGCTGGATGGTGCAGTCGCCGGCGAACTGCCGAAGATCCGCGCTGAGTTGGCTGCGGACACGTCGCGGCAGTTCAGCGCATCGGTGAGCGCGATGGATTCGCGCGTGGCTGACCGGATCGCGGCACTGGTGCGCAGTCTGGAGGCGAGCGCGACGGAAGCGCAGAACGAGTTTGCAGCCGAGCGTGCAGAGGACCGGAAGGCGTTGGAAGCAGTACAGGCGACCATCGAAGAACTCAAGGCGACGCGCGCCGAGTTCGCGGAGGGCAACATCCTGACGCCGCGCGGCCCGTGGCAGGCTGGCGAGACTTATAAGCGGCTGGACATCGTCGTGCTGGGCGGCAGTTCGTACATCGCCACGCGCGAGACGACGGAGCGCCCCGGCAGATCCGCGCGGGACTGGTCACTGTTGGCCGCTCGCGGTGGTGGCGTCGGCGGCGGTTCCGGCTCGCTCGTGGACCTGACAGGTCCGGGCACGCCGGGACAACTGCTCATCTCTACGGGATCCGGCTTCGTCGCGGCCAACCTCACCGCAGGTCCGGGAATCATCATTACCGAGGGGCCAGGGTCGATCACGCTTGAATCGACCGGAGGCGGCGGCGGTGGATCCGGCACAGTCACGCGCGTGGCCGTTACGACCGACGCCAACCTTGCTGTGACCGGATCTCCCGTCACGACCTCGGGTACGTTCGCGCTGTCGCTGACGAACACGACCGTTACGGCTGGCAGCTACGGCGCAGCGGGCAGCGTCGGCACGTTCACCGTCGATGCGAAGGGCCGACTGACGGCAGCGGCGAACGTCGCGGTTGCGGTCACGTCTGGGCAAATCTCGGACGGTGTGGTGCGCTCGCTCTTCGGCAAGCAAGGCGTTCTCACCGCACTCAGTTATGCCGACTTCGACACGGGCGCAACTCCTGCGGCTGACGCGGTCGGGCGCGTTCGCTACCTCGCCGCCGAGGGCACGCTTGATGTGGGCTTGGCGGGCGGCAACGTGGACGCGTTGGTTGGCGTAGATAATCACGTCTACAGCTACAACCCGACCGGGAACGCGCTGTCCAAGGGCCAAGTCGTCATCATCAGCGGGTCGAGTGGCACGCGGCTTTCCGTTACCCCAGGCCTCGCTACGTCCGACGCAACCAGCGCGCAGACGATTGGCCTCGTCGCGGAGGCGATCAGCAACAACCAGAGCGGATGGGTTCTGACCAAGGGTCTGCTGAAGGCCGTTGACACGAACGCTTTCAACGAGGGCGACACGCTCTGGCTTTCTGCGGTCACGGCTGGTGCGATCACGAACGTTCGCCCGACTGCGCCTAATCACGGCGTGCGCGTCGGGTACTGCATCAAGAAAGCAGGTGTGACTGACGGCATCATCTACGTTGACCCGCTGAACGGTTTTGAACTGGAGGAACTCCACGACGTGTTCGTGTCGTCGGTGACCGGGAACGATTCGCTGTTCTACGATTTCGCGGACAAGCGCTGGGAGAACCGGACGCCATCGGCTGCGCGTACTGCGCTGGGCCTCGGGACGGCTGCAACGCGTAACATCTCCGAGGGAACCGCATCACCAAGCGGCGGGTCAGACGGGGACATTTACCTTCAATACACGTGAGCGTTACCGTGGATCTTTCACAAGAGGTTGCAGAAAACCCAGAGTACGTCAGTTGCGCCGAGGGCGCATTTGACGAGTACGACTTTGTTTTCTGCCGCCGCAAAACCGATCAGCAAAACAACACCTGCGCTTTCCTCGCTCGTAGCGTGGTGGGCGAACAACCCGAGGAAAATCTATGAAGGTAGCAACGGAACAACTGTTCAATGGCTCGCTGTCGCAGGTCGCGATTGGTGGAGCCTACGACGCAACAAAGATCAATCGCGGGAAGCACACGGGCCAATTTAGTCTGAGCGCGGCGGTGCAGGATAAGTTTATCGGTCCCGCGCCACTCGGTGTTGCGAACTTTGGCGAGTCGTCACTTGCGATCCCGTCCGCCTTCGTTCATCCGGTGAAGATCACAGACGATCTCTTCTGGATCTTCGGTGCGGATTTCGCAACGGCTGCCGCAACTCGGCGCGTTCAGCTATGGACGTTCATTCCTTCGACGAACACTTACACGCTGCAAGGTGCGGTCACGCTGACGTTTCCGACCGCAACCACGCACACCGTCCGTGGCTTCCGTGCGATCCTTGAGAACTACACCACCGGAACCGTTGGCGTGTCTGGTACGGCTGTCACGGGCAGCGGCACCGGATGGAGCACCGGACTGTCTGTCGGCTCGCGCATCGGATTTGGCTCGACCGACCCACAGGCAATAACGACGTGGTATCAGATCAGCGCCATCGGCTCCGATACTTCGGTCACGTTGACTGCGTCCGCTGGCACGGTGTCGAGCGGGACTGCGTACGTCATTCAAGATTTGATGCTCGTCCACGCGAACACGAACGCGACGGCAACGAACGGCGGCCTGTTCGTTACGAAGGGTCTTCAGTATGCCGACTTTCAGAATCCCGCCGTGGCGATTCCCGCTGCGACCACTGTGGACAAGATCAAAGCGAACTACTGGCTGAAGGACGCGGCAACCATCACGAACGACGTGATCGGGGGTTGCGCTCTCGGTGATCGCGACTCTTGGACGCAGCAATATGTTTACAGCACCGAAGGGGCTTCGACCTCGCTGATTATCTACCGCTACAACATCCGGACGCCGCTCACGTTGACTGCTGGTGCTGCAACGCTGACCGGATCTGATATGGTAATTACCGGATCTCAGGCTGTGACGGGCAATATTTCCCAGTCCAATAACGGACGAGTGGCGACACTCAGTCACGGGGCGGGATCGGGTGTGCCTTCGCTGTATCTGTTTACCGCATCGCGTATTCTGCGCGTGCCGCTAGCCAGCGTGACTAGTGGCAGTACGACGTTCGTTGCTGACTCGATGAGTGATGTTCCGCCCGGAGGTACAAATACTAATGTAACGGCGGGATCAACTCCTTTCGCGGCGTTGGATGTCGCAGGTTCTATTGATAAGTTGGTGATCGCGACAACCACAAACGGAGGAACGGTGTATGTAACGGACTATTACACGGGCGGAAATCAGGTTGATCGCCGCTGTTGCTGTATCACGTCGCAAACTGCGTCATCGCTGCGAGACACGGACTCACCGCTCCACGTTCACTATATCTACAGCAGCATTCCGTTTCTATGGGTTGAGGATGGGTGGTTGTTCTGGGTATATGCGCAATCTACCACGTCAACTCTAAGCGCCCTTTCTGTTTACCCGCTCGCCGCCGACCTTGAGTTTCAAGCGGACGTGAACAACCGGATCATCTGTCCGAAAATCAACCTTGGCGCGACTCCCGCGAAGTTGTATCGCGTGCTCGTCAACGGCGTGGAGAACCTAGGCGACAACACGATGGGCGTTGCGCCGGATATGTACAAAGTGCAGGTGCGGACTTCCGGCATCGACGACAACAGCGGCGGGTGGACCGACGTTGCTATGGACGGCGATCTGTCCGGCCTCGGCACGCCGTCGAACATCCAGTTCGCGTTTCAATTCAGAACCGCTGGCGTGATCATGCTACCCGCGCGCATCCTGTCGCTCGCGTTAATCTACGAGACCGACGACGCGCTGCCGTCCCAGTACCGCTGGAATTTCGCCGACTTCAACACGTCGAATGGTACGTTCGCATGGATCCAGTCTGCGCTGTTCGGTGCGTCGTTGACGACTCACACGATCAACATTTACCGCGCCGACACGAACGCACTGGTACTGACTCAGGCCAGCACCGGCACGACGAACGGAACCTTTGAGTACTGGAACGGCTCGACGTGGACTGCTGGCCTCGGTACCGACACGCTGAACACCCGACGCCGCTTCGTGCCGTCCGGTTCGCTACCGGGCAGCGTTGATCTGTATGCCAAGATCACCGTCGCATGAGTAACGGTTTCAACGTAGGCGGGGCACCGATGCAGATGGTGCGAGATCTCGGCACGGCTGGCGCTGTGCAGGGATTTCGTACCGCTGAGATCACGCAAGGGCCGCGCCTATCGTCGCCGCTCGCGACTACGTTTCGGCTCTTCGGTCAAGACGGATCGGCGCAGTTCGCGCTAGTCACGGCTGCCGCGCTCAAGGTCTGGCTGAAGGTGTCCGGCGTCTGGAAGGAATGCACCGTCTGGCTCAAGGTCGCTGGCACTTGGAAGACTACAACGCCATTCCTTAACGTCGGCGGAACGTGGAAGTGACCGATTCTGACAGGCCGCCCCGTGGCATGTATCTCAAACTCCTTGAGCGAGTGGCTCGCTGGTTCGTGCCGTCACCGAGCGGCTGGCAACAGGTGATCGTTGGGCGTCGTGGCCGTGGGCCGCGCGCCGATATGCTGTACCGCGGAATTGAACTCAACGGCGTGCGCTACCTCTTCACGGTCGAAGCGGTCGAGCATGCCGAGGCCCGCGCGCAGAAGCACTGGCACTGAGGGCGCATCGTGGACCTTCACTTTCTGTCGGGCCTGCCCCGCAGCGGATCGACCGTGCTCGCGGCGATCCTAAACCAGCACCCGCAGCTGCGCGTGTCCACAACGTCAGGCCTCGTCCATGCGCTGGACGGTCTGGCGAATACTTGGCACCGGACGCCGCTGCTGCTCAATGCAGACCCGGAGAGGACCGCTCTGGCTCGCACGATGCGCGGCCTGATAGACGGATTCTTTGGCGACGTGAGCAAGCCTGTCGTGCTCGACAAAAGCCGGGGCTGGCCTGTTCCGGTCATCATGTCGTCGATGCGCCAGGTTCTCGGACGAAAGCCGCGCATCGTTGCAACGGTCCGTTCTGTGCCGGACTGCATGGCGTCCTTCGTGCGCATCGCAAAGCCGGACGACCTTGACGCCTGGATGGATCGCGGCGAGCTATCGTCGCACCTCAAGGCCGCTTACCAGACGCTGCGGGCGGGCTACGAGTTCGACCGCGAGTCGTTTCTCATCGTCGAGTACGAAGACCTGATTGCCCGCCCGCGCGAACAGTTGCAGAAAGTGCATGAGTTCCTCGGACTGGATGCGTTCGACTACGACCTCGACGCCATCGATGGTTCAACCGTGGCCGAGGACGACGAGGGCTTGCACGGCTACGCTGGTCTGCACGACATCCGCCCGAAGCTCGCCAAGCAGTCCACGCCAACGCCGCGCGAGGTACTGCGGCACCACTACGCGCAGTTTTGCCAGCCCGAGTTTTGGCTCGACGAACCGCGCACGAAACCCGAAGTGGACTTGCTTGATCTGCAACTAGCCGCCGCGCGCGTGGGCGACTTCGCTGAAGGCGAACGGATCGCGGAGGAACTGGCACGGACGCGCCCGAACGACTCACGCGCGAAGTTTAACGCTGGCTTCTACGCGCTCCGACACGGCGAGATCCAGCGCGGGCATGAGTTGCTTTTCGCTGGTCGCCGCGCTGGTGTCTTTGGCGATCCCGCGCCGCGCATCGACAAGCCGCTTTGGAAGGGGCAGTTCGGTACGGTACTGCTCCGCACTGAGGGCGGCCTAGGTGATCAGATCCATCAGCTACGGTACACAGAAGAACTGATGGAGCGCGGCTGTTCTGTGGTCATCGCTTGCGCGGCTGAACTGCTTCCGATTGTGCGGCAACTAGGCAGATCATCACAGTATGCCTATGCGCCGCATAGCATCGCGCACGGCTCCGAGGGCGCTGTTGACTGTGACGCGTGGATTCCGGCCATGTCTGCGCCGCTGTTCCTTCGCCAGCAACTCGCGGACATCAGCGGCAAGCCGTATCTGCTGCGTCCGAAGGCAGACCGTCAGGAGGGTTTCACGATTGGCCTGCGCTGGTCTGGCAACAAGCAGTTCGAAGCCGAGCACCACAAGCTGTTTCCGCCGGGGCCGTTCTTCGATGCGGTCAAGCGCGACGGTGTGCGGTTCGTGAGTCTGCAACGCGATGCGGATCTTGAGCACAAGCCGGACTGGGTCGAAACAGTCCCACTCAAGACGTGGCTGGATACGCAACGCGCAGTCGGGATGTGTGATCTCGTCATCTCGTCTTGCACGTCCGTATCGCACCTGTCCGCAGCTATGGGCGTGCAAACATGGGTGATCGTCCCGGTCATGCCGTATTACCTCTACGCAACCCCCGGCGACCGCGTGGCTTACTACGACTCGATGAGACTGTTCCGCCAGCAGACGTTCGGAGATTGGACAGCACCGATGCACGCTGTGCGTCGTGCGTTGGACGAATACCGCTAAAGTATGGGGTCGCCCCGTACAATCGTCGTCATCCTTGGCCTGCTCGCGGCAGGCTGTGCGCACAACCCCGGCGCTGCTGGTAGCGTGACGCTCTGGAATCCGACGACGTGGTTTTCCGGTTCGGCTGGGCGGGAAGCTGACCGCGCCGACCAGAAGCAGGCCGCAGCAGAGGCCAAGGTGATCGAGGCCGCACAGCGCACGGCGCACGAAACCGTCGAGGCTCTGGCGTCCGCACCGTCGAGCCGTCCAGTCGAGGTCGCGCGCGAGTCGGCGGGTGTTACCGTGTCGCTGCTTGATCAGGCCGCAGGACCGCTGACCGCCGCTGACAGTGCAGCCATCCGCGAGCAGGTCCGAAAGCTACTCAGCGACAACGCCGCGTTACGCCGCGAAGGCGAGCAGGCGCGCCAAGACAGCCGCGAGATGATCGGCGCACTCTCGGAGAAACTCGCGAAGGCCGAGGCCGGGAAGGAAGCGGCGACCAAGGATCTGCAGGCCGCATTCGCGCGCGAAAACGAACTGGCCAACACTCTCCGCAACCAGCGGTTCATCATCTGGGCAGTCGTGATCGCCGCCGTGTTGGGCTACGTCGGGCTGCTCTACCTGCGCCTCGCGTACGGCGGCATACCCAACGCAATCGGACGTGGCCTGTCCGAACTACGCGCGAAAGATCCCGCCGCTGCTGGCGTCGCGACACAGATTTTCGACTCACTCCTAAACCGTGCCGAGCAACAACGAATTTCACGCCACACATGATCGACCACGACGCTTCCGCCAAACTGCTCCTCGCTAATCTGGTCCCGTGGCTCGGTACCATCATCTCCCTGCAAAACGTGCAGGTGATCGTGGCGATCCTGTCCGGCGTGGCGTCGATCGCGGTCTCCATCGCGTCGATCCTCTGGATCCGCAAGCAGGCGCGCGCGCTGGACGAGGCCACTAAACGTTAACTGTTTTTACGCTTGCGGCAATAGTATGGGCCAACCCCAGACCTTTTTTGCTGCAGGCTTTGCGGGAAATATCGACCAGGCGTCCTCTATCATCCGCGATGTCGCGGTGATCACGGAGGGTCCGGCGCTGGGTCACGGCGTCAACGTAGACGCTACCACTCTGGCGCAAGTCAAGGCGCAGGCCGAGACGTACAGCGGCGGGCTGAAGGTCAAGATGGACCACGGCG